AGACTGGAAAGGATCTGGTTTAGCCCAAATTGCTTATGTCAGAAAAGTTTACTCGATGCGCTTTCCACACGGGAGGATTAATGCGTGATTCCAAAAACAGTCACTTTTCAAGCGGGTTTCCACAGGAAAATCCGAATAGCCTTTTTACGAAAGGACGTTCTATGAATGCACTGCTTACGTCGCGAGAGTTTTGGGTGACGCTGTTCACCCTGGCCGTGCTGATCATCGGCCAGTTCATGCCGGGGTTCAAGATGGACATCGAGTCCGCCGCGGCCCTGGTGGTCATCGTGGTTATGTACCTGGTCGGCATCGCCGTCGATCCGGGGCCGGGCGGGTGGAAGGGGGTGATCCAATCGCGCAAGTTCTGGACGGCTTTTGTCGGAGCTGTGCTGGTCTTCCTGGACGCGTTCGGGGTGATCCTTCCCGAGGGGCTTTCGCTGGAAACGCTGGTGACGATCGTGGCATTGACCGGCGGCCTGATTGCCAACTTTGCGATCAAAGGACCGCCGCTTCCGGCGGGCGACGTGATCGACGCGGCCCACAAACCGACCGATGAGACCGGACAAAGCTAACCGGAAGGCAGCAGGGGGAGGCATCCATGCAAACACCATTACCTTCCGGTGAAATCTGGAACCTGTTTCCCTCGCTGGCGGTGATCGTGCTGGTGATGGCCGTCGTTTTCGGCGGCCTATTCGTCATCTGGCGCGAATACCGGACGTGGATGGAAAAGCAGGATAAGAAGCGCGCCGAAGAGCGCAAAGAACAGCGTCTGTGGGAAGAACAGCAGGACGCGCTGAGGGACGAGCGCTGGAGAAATTTTATCGGGGACATGCAGGAAGCCGCCGCGCGGGAGGACGAGAAAAACCGCGGGCAGATGGCCGATATGGCGACGTCGATCAACACACTCGCGGACAACAGCCGCAAGATGGCAGAGACGGTTGACGGGCTGATCAAGACGGTGATGGGGCTCTCGGACACGCTGACCGGCCACATTGCCGTGGACGACGCGCGGTTCGAGGTGCTGCTGTCTGACTATCAGAAAGAGGCGGTGATCGCCGTGCAAAAGAAAGGCAAGAAATGACCGGAAAAATCACCCTACTGGCAGGGGAGCGCCAGGCCGGTGAAAGTAACAAAGCCGTCCAGGCCTGCAACGACTGGCTGAGGCTGGGGCCTGGACGGACGCTGGTAAATCTGGCCCAGCGGTACAGAGCCCTCCAAGAAAATACAGCGCCGTCGCTAAAAAAGAATACTTTGGAGGCGTGGTCATCGCGTTATTCATGGGCAGAACGTTCCGTGGAATATGACGCGCGCCTGGAGGAAGAGAAGAACCGCCGGGCGCGCGAGATCATGGAGTCGGGGCTGGCGCTGGATTACGAGCGGGTGGTGGAGCTGAAGAACCTGGCGGCGTTTCTCAAAGACCAGATCTTCGCCGAAACGCCGGTGATCCAGGTTATCACGCCGGAGGCGCAGGAAGGCGAAGCGCCGCCGCCGCAGACGGTGCAGATCGGCACGACAAACCCGCACGTCTGGCTGAGGGACGTTAAGCGGATTGGGACCGGGAAGGAGGCTGTGACGGTCGAGATCGTGCGCTTCAACAGCGCTATTATCGACGAGTTCCGCGGGGTGTTGGATGACCTGGCGAAGGAAACCGGGGGACGGGTCAGTAAGCATGAGATGAGCGGCCCGAACGGAGGCCCGATTGATATCAGCGACGAACAGCGCGATCGAGCGGTATCTGCACTCGCTCAAGCCATCGGAGCTCTCTTACCTGCAAGCGGTGCAGGAGGGGAAGATTCCCTGGGCTCCGCAGTCGAAGCCGCAGTGGATGGCCTTGCTGACGAGGGCGTTTGAGACGCTCTACGGCGGGGCGGCTGGCGGCGGGAAGGCCCTGGCCGTGGATACCCCTATCCTGACGACTGCCGGGTGGAAGACGATGGGTGAGGTGGAGGTGGGAGATTGCGTGTTTTCAGAGACAGGCGCGCCATGCAGCGTTTTGGCGGTTAGTCCGGTGATGTACGGTCGCCGGGTGCTGGAAGTGCGCTTTGACGACGGGACAGCGATTCGCGCCGACGCGGATCACCTATGGATCACCATGACTGCCGGCGAACGCGCGTCAGCTATGCGGCGGACAGAGGCTTTTCGCGCGCGGCGTCGTGAAACCAGGCCGGGGCGCGGCACGGGAAAGCGCCCAGATCTTGCGCGGCGCAACCACGAGCAAAGCAAGGTTTTACCTGATCCTCCACCTGGCAGCATGCGTACCACAGATGAAATCAGGCAAACTCTCACGGTTGGCAAACGAACAAATCACAGCATTGCTAACTGCGCTCCGCTGCAATTCGCACCGGCGGATTTACCTATCCACCCCTACGTACTCGGGGCGTGGCTGGGCGACGGCAGCAGCCGCGGGCAGGGCTTTTCTTGCGCCGACGCTGAAATCATATCGACGATCGAGTCATACGGCTACCAGGTCAATAAGTGGTCTGGAAAATATGAGTGGGGGATTCGCGGGATCAAGCCGCTACTGCGTGAATTAGGCGTGCTGGAAAATAAGCACATCCCAGGGCGCTACCTGCGCGCTTCCGAATCCCAACGGCGCGAGCTGCTGGCCGGCCTGATGGACACGGACGGAACTTGTCTTCCATCGGGAGCGTGCGAGTTCTACTCAACGAACGCGCGGCTCGCCGCGGATGCGCGCGAGCTGCTGGCCGGTCTTGGAATCAAGTGTCAGGTGCGCGAGGGAACGGCGAGGCTGAACGGGGTTGACTGCGGGAAGAAATACAGGATCAAGTTTACCACGGCGCAGCCTGTATTTTTGCTGTCCAGGAAGCGCAGCCGGCAGGTGATCAAAGAGCGTGGAACGCAGAACGCGCGTTATATCAAGTCCGTGGTCGAGGTTCCATCAGAGCCGGTGCGCTGTATTCAGGTTGACTCTCCGAGCCGGATGTACCTGGCAGGGCGCGAGCTAATCCCTACCCACAATTCCGATCTCCTGCTCGGCCTGGCGCGTTTCCAGCACCGCCGGGCGGTGATCTTTCGCCGCACGTATAAGGACCTGGAGCAGTCGGTCATCCCGCGCTCGAAGGAGTTTTACAACCGCGGTTCAACGGAAGGGTTTAACGGATCGAAGTACGTCTGGCACCTTGATAATCGAATTATTTGGTTCAGCCACCTGGAGCGCGACGATTCGGTGTTTGGTCACCAGAGCGCGGCGTATGACTTTATCGGCTTCGATGAGCTTCCGCAGTTCTCGCAGATGCAGTACGAGTATCTCTTCTCGCGGGCCCGGTCGACAAAGAAGGGGCAGCGGGTGAGGGTAATGGCCTGCGCAAACCCTGACCCGGGCGGGTGGGTGTTCCGGCGCTGGGAGGCGTGGCTTGACCCGGCCCACTCGAGGCCGGCGAGGCCGGGCGAACTGCGCTACTACAAGCGCGGGCCGGACGGCAAGAGCGAGGTAGAGACGACGGCAGATGACCCGGACGGGGTATCGCGCACGTTCATCCCGGCGAAACTGTCGGACAACCCGTTTCTGGGGGAGGATTACCGGCGGCAGCTAAACGCCATGCCGGAGCCGTTTCGCTCGCAGCTCCTGTTTGGGGACTGGCTGGCCGGGGCGCAGGATGCAGATTATCAGGTCATCCCGCAGGCGCACGTGCGGGATGCGATCCTGCGCTGGCGGCAGTGGGAGAAAGAGGGCTTCCCAGGGGCGCTTACGGCGGTGGGTAACGACGTGGGCGGGGGCGGGGCGCAGCGCGACAAGAGCACGTTCGCGCGCATCTACGACCAGGTGAAGGTGCGCGGGGTGAACGTGGCGCAGATTGCTGACCCTGACCAGGCCACGATGGAGGTATGCGGGCAGCTCGGCCAGATCATGGACCGGCAGCCGCAGGCAGGGGCTTACATCGACACGGTTGGGATCGGGGCGGGGGTGTTCCACCGGGCGCGCGAGTTGGGGATGCGGGCCTTTGCTTTCAAGGCCGGCGCGGGCACGGAACTGCGCGACAAGACCGGCATTTACGGCTTCGCCAACTGGCGGGCGTGCGCGTGGTGGCTGCTGCGCGAGATGCTGGAACCTGGCTCAGGCTTCGAGGTGTGCCTGCCGCCCGACCAGGAATTGTTCAACGATCTGGTAGCGCCGCGCTACACCGTCACGTCGGGCGGGCTGATCCAGATCGAATCAAAGGACCTGATTCGCCGGCGGCGCGGAAAATCGACCGACTACGGCGACGCGGTGATCCAGGGCATTGTTGGCCCGCTGCTGGTGGAAGAAGAGTGGGCCAACCGGGAACGATTAGCGGTTCACGAACCGTAAGGATGGGTAGGATGAATATCCGCAAACAAATCTCACGATGGCTGCTGAAGCCCGAAACCGACCGGCTGCGCGCGCTGACCCAAGAAATGGTCAACGACTGGCGCATGATCCCGTACCTGTCCGCGCGCTCGCCGGAGGCGCTGATCGAACAGCTGGCCGAGGTGGATTCGCAGCTCGTCGCGTTCCTGGCGCGGCAGATCCGCGACTATGGGCTGGGGATGGACACGTCAGAGACGTTCCGGGCGCAGATCGTCAAGGAGTGCCGGTCGCTGTACGTGTTCGATCCGCTGACCCAGTTCGCGATCGAGCTGTGGACGGATTATGCCTTTGGGTCAAAGCCTAACCTGACGGCGGAAGACACGGCGGCGCAGGAGACATGGGACGAGTTTTGGAACGCGGAGCGCAACGCGCCGGTGCTGGGCGACCGCAAGCTGCACAAGAACAGCGAAACGCTGCTGACCGACGGGGAGCTGTTTTTCGCCGTGTTCGCGTCGCGGCTGGATGGGCTTTCGACCGTGCGCCTGATCCCGACCGACCAGATCAAGGAAATCCTGACCGACCCGGGCGATTCGAGCGTAGCTCTGTACTACCGGCGGGATTACACCACGCCGGACGGGGCGTTTGAGACGGTTTATTACCCGTGCTGGAGCGCATCACCCGAGCAGCTCGCGCTGGCAAATCTACCCAGTGGGGCGAAGCTGGCCGACCAGGTCAACCCGCAAACCGACGTGGTGGTGATGCAGGCGGCCTTCCGGGAGATCGGCGGGCGCGGCTGGCCGCTGGCAACGGCAAGCGTGGACTGGTCGAAGGAGTACCGGCAGTTCCTGCAAAACCGGGCAGCAGTCTCCAGGGCGGCGGCTACGTGGGTGGAGAAGATCAAGGCCAAGACCGGGCAGCGCGGCCTGGACGCGATGAAAAGCCGGCTGGGAAGCGCGATCGGGGCGACGGATATGTACGACTCGAACCCGCCGCCCGTGGCCGGTTCGACGTGGCTGGAAAATGAGGCTGCGACACGCGAATGGATGAACCGCCCGACCAACAGCGCCGACGCGGAGAAGGACGGCATGGCGCTCTTGACCCAGGCGGGGCTAGGTTATAAGCTCTACCCGCACTACCTGGGGCGGGGCGACACGTACCGCCTGGCGACCTCCACGGCGATGGAGGGCCCGACGCTGAAAAGCTTCAACCGCTATCAGTCGTTTTGGTCGAGCGTGTGGCGGGACCTGTTTAAGATCGTCGCCATGATGGCCGAGAGGTACGGCGGAAAGGCGTTTTCCAGCCTGGAAGCAAAGGTATCCACCGACCGGGTCATCACCGTGGCGCAGGAAGAGGTGACGCAGGCGATCGGGGCGGTCAACGATATGCTGGACCGCGGCCTGGTCGAGCCGGAGCCGGCGCAGGAAATCATCAAAGCGCTGGTGAGGGTGATGCTGGAGTCGATGGGGATGCAGGGAGTGGATGAGATGCTAAAAAAGATCAAGAAGCCCGTAGAAAAGGCGTCGCCTGAGCCCGCGCCGCCGCCCGACCCGAACGCCGTACCGCCGGAAGGCGACGAAACGGAGGCCGGAGAGTCCGCCCGCCCTTTCGTAGAGTCCGCGCCGGGGACTGAGCAGTACCGCACGAACCTGCGCGGGGCGGTGTATGGGCTGTGGTCGGGGAAGATCTCGCGGGATGAGTTTACCGAACAGATGCAGATTGCGATCGACGCCGGGCTGCGCAATGCCTGGCTGGACGGGATCAAGGCACTGGGATTGACTGCGGACGACCTGACCCAGGAGGAGCTGATCGCGCTGGCCGACGCGGTATTGAGCGAGTACGGCTATATCGCCGGCTTTGCCGACGCGATCGAGGCCGGCTCGAAGGCCAACGGCGGCAAGCTGGCGGACTTGCAAAACCGGCTCTCGCTGTGGGTCAACCGATACAACCAGGTGCGCTCGCGGGCGCTGCTGATGGCCGGGGAGAACCCGCCGCTCCAGTGGAACGAGGGCGACACGGAGGAAAAGTGCAACGACTGCCTGTACGCCAACGGGCGCGTCTACCGCGCGAGCGTGTGGAAGAAGTGGGGCTGGGAGCCGCAGTCGCAAGACCTGGAATGTGGCGGGTGGCAGTGCCAGTGCTCGCTGGACCCGGTCCCGAAGGGGACGCGGATCACGCGCGGGCACCCGCGCAGGCCGCACGGGCACGGGGGATGATATGCCAGATACCGGACTGATCGTGGCATCCGACGGCTTCCTGTGGTACCGGGGAGCGAAACTGCCGTTCAAGTACAACGGCGGGGAAGGGTTCGAGTTCTTCGAGAAGGACCCGCACCGCGCCGCGCTGCTGGGCGGCCCGCGCTTTGTCGTGCCGTTCGCGGCGCTGGAAAGTTTTATCGACTTACTTAAACAATCCGAAAGGAGCGAGGCGTGAAACAGGGATACTTCCGCGTTGAACCGGTCCAGCCGAACATCTTTGCTACGGCGACGATGGCCGAGATTGTCGATCAGTTAGAGTTGTGCGGCTATCGCTGCGAGGCCGGCGCGCTGGAGCGCAATATTGCCTTTATCGAGCTGAAGCGGCGGTCGGTGGGATACTCGCCGCGCGACGTGGACCGGCTGCGGGAGGCGGTAAAGGCCGCGCGGGCGGCGCTGGATTATATCGTCGAGCGGGGCGAGGTACCGCCGGGCGAGGTTCTGGCGGCGCTAGAGGATGCGCTGAAGGCGATCAGTTAGGCGCGTTATACTGATAGCAGCGCCATGAGCCGACTCGATTCGAGCCGGCTCATTTTGTTACCTGGAGGGACTATGGATCATCCAATTTCTACCACTTATCTGGACGTGCAGGTGGCTAAAGCATCGGTCGTGCTCCCGGCAGCGGGGGCGTACGACACGCCGCGGGAAATGGCCTGCCCCGGCTTTCAGACGGCGACGTTGTTTGTGGAGTATACGCGCGGCGGGGCCGGCGGGGCGATCACGCTCAAGCCGGAGGTATCGCCGGTCGCGTCGGGCGACGCCTGGCACCAGGCCAGTCATTTCAGCGAGCCGGCAATCGCGGGCGGGTCGGATACGCTCGCGCTTGTGCAGCGCGAGGCGGTGAAGTACGCGGCGACCGGGGCGACGATCGAGAAGTTCACCGTCACGCTGGCGCTGAACGGCGCGATCGAGCGGCTGCGCGTTCCGTGCGCCGAGTCGGGCGCGGTCGGCACGCCTGGGACAGCCAAGATCACGGCTGTATTCTCGTAATCTGAAAGGGCATATCACATGGCAATTCAACTTTCTACGACCGTAAGAAACGCGCTGCTCGACGTGATCGAGAGCACCATCGGAGCGTCGCCGACGCTGGAGCTGCGGACCGGGGCGCAGCCGGCGAACTGCGCCGCGGCTGATTCTGGAACGCTGGTGGCTTCGCTGGCGCTTCCTGCGGACTGGATGGCAGCCGCGGCAGCCGGGGCGAAGGCAATCGCCGGCAGCCCGTGGCAGGACCTGAGCGCGGATAACCCGGGGACTGTGGCACACTACCGGATCAAGGCCGGGGCGACCTGTCACCTGCAGGGGTCGGTGACGATCACCGGCGGGGGCGGGGATATCACCCTGGACAACAACGTCGTGGCAGCCGGGCAGCAGATCAACATCACCGCATTTAACCTGGCCGCCGGCAACGCATAAATGACAAACCCGGCGCGGGAAATCCGTGAGCGGATACAGGCCGCCTATCCCGGCGCGGTGATCACCGCGCGCGGGCGCAACAGCATCACGCACCAGGCCGGGGGGCGGGTGATCGTTGACAGCACGATGGGCCCCCTGTACGTGGCCGGGACGGAGACCGAGATTGACACGGCCTGGCAGCCAACCTCGGGGGCCTGGCAGTACCAGATGGTCACCAACGACTTCCATGCCTTCAGCCGCAACCAGCTGGGCGTGGGCACGATGTACCGCTGCATGCACCCCGCCAGCGGGCAGTATGTCGAGTTCCAGCCATTGGCCCTGAACTGGGTCAACGACGCCGACAGCCGGCAGCAGATCACGCAGCCGCAGCCGGTTATGGGCGTTGTGGTGGATGACACCATCCGCTTCCCGAATGGCTACGGCGCGGGGCGGCATTTCGAGTACCAGGCGCAAACAGCGCGGCTGCGCAAGCTCATTACCATCGACAGCCTGGCGGCCTTGCCTGCGGCGACCGTCACCGGAACCGCGCACCTGGAAATCGAGTTCATCCTCACGCAGTCGGCGGGGGTGACCTGGTACGTCAACGGGCAGGCATGGGACCGCTCGACGCGGGTGATTACCGCGAACAAGATCGAGGCGCGGGACGGCAGCGGTAACGCCCTGTGGGTGTTCGATTACCCGCGCGCGTGGGACAGCGCCGGGAACGAAGTGCTGGGGCAGATGGTGATGCGCAGGCAGGGCGGAAACCGGCTGGTGACCGTGCGCGTGCCGAAGGCGTGGGTGGATGCGGCGGTCTTCCCAATTTACCTTGACCCCACCATCGACCCGGCGGTCGGGGCGAGCGCGGACGACGCCTCCGAGGATGGCGACGGCGACGTCACCATCACCGATACCGGCCTGCTGGTTGGAGCGACAATCGCGACTCTGCACCGCTACACGATGCAGCGGTTTTTCGTCACGATCCCGGCTGGGGCGACGATCGACGCAGCCTACGTGCGCTGGTACTTTTCCGACGCCGGCACGGATGACACGGCCTGTGTGATCTGGGGCGAAGATACGGCGACGCCTGCGGCGGGCAGCGCAGGCACGGACACCTACTCGATCAGCGGCAGGACGAAAACGACCGCGAGCGTGCAATGGGACGCGGACAACATCGTGGGCGGCACGCCTGGCTACGGTAACAGCCCGTCGCTCGTGTCGATCATCCAGGAGCTGGTAAGCAGCTATGACTATTCGAGCGGCGCTTATATGGCGCTGCTAACCGATATTTTCGGCCAGTCGGCGGTGCATAACAGCACCATCCGCAGCTATGACGGGAGTTCGTCCCGGTCGCCTATTTTACATATCGAGTACACCGAGGGGGCTGCTGCGGCATCCTATCCTTTTCGCCGGCCCGCGAGCCGGATTTTGCACAACCTGGTGAGGTGAGTTATGGGCAGAGTATATGCGGCAACGTTCGAGGCCGTGGCAGTGACGGCCCAGGTGGATTTTTTCGAGATCACGCCGGCGGACGATAAGCCGGTTGTGATCCACGAGATCCGGCTGGCGCAAAGCTCCGACGTGGGCGACGCGGCGGAGGAGATGCTGCGGGTCAAGCTGATTCGCGGGCACGCGACGAGCGGCTCGGGCGGATCTGCGCCGACGCCGGTCCCGCTGAATGAGGGCGACGCGGCGGCGGGGGCGGCGGTGGAGACCAATAACACCACCATCGCTTCGACCGGCACGGCGGTTGACCTGCTGGCGGATGCTTTCAACATTCGGGCGGGCTGGCTGTATGTTCCGACGCCGGAATGCCGCCCGCGCTGCGGGCAGGGGGCGAGTACGATCGTGCTGCGGCTGATGGCGGCTCCGGCCGATTCGCTCACGATGAGCGGGACGATCGTCTTCGAGGAGCTGTAAACCGTGACGGGTGTCTACCGGCGGCGAGCGCAGCAACCTCCACGCCGGCGGCTGGTCTTCAGCGCGCCTGGCGCAGCCACGCCGATCACCGGCGAGGGCAGCGCGACTCTGGCCGACATTACCGGGAGCGGGTCTGGGACTGTACTCGTCCAAGGGGCAGGTTCCGCGACCCTGGCGGACATTACCGGGAGCGGGGCCGGCGGGTTACTCATCCAGGGTTCCGGCTCTGCGACGCTGGACGCGATCACCGGGAGCGGGGCCGGGATAGCGCTCGTTCAGGGCGCGGGCGCGGCTACCCTGGCGGACATTACCGGGACCGGGACTGGGGATGCGCCTATCCAGGGCGCAGGCTCTGCGACGCTGGCAGACATCACCGGGAGTGGGGCCGGGGATGCGCCGGTCGTTGGCTCGGGAAGCGGAGCGATCGAGGCGATCACCGCGTCTGGGTCTGGCGGGGTACTCGTCCAGGGCGCGGGCTCCGCGACGCTGGCGGATATCACCGGGAGCGGGACGGGGATTGTCGGCTCGCCGCCAATCGACGGCGTGGGAAGTGCGACGCTGGCGGACATTACCGGGAGTGGGTCTGGAACCGTACTCGTCCAGGGGACGGGTTCGGCGACCCTGGCGGACATCACGGGCAGCGGGGCCGGGGATGCGCCTGTGGTGGGGGCTGGAAACGCGACGCTGGACGCGATTACCGGGAGTGGGGCCGGCGGGGTCCTGGCTCAAGGCGCAGGCTCTGCGACCTTGGCGGATATTACCGGGAGCGGAGCCGGCAGAATCTATACCACGGTCGATCTTGGCCCGGTGATGCTGTGGGTTACGCGCGAGAATGACGTGATGCTGACCGAATCGGAGGTCATGCTGCTGAATCTGTTTATTGCGCCAGACGCCGGGGTAGAGCTGGTGGAAAGCGAGGCATAGCATGGATAGAAGCTGGAACGTTGGCGACCGGGCGCTGATCACGGCCCTCTTCACCGACCTGACCACGGGCGCGGCGGTGGACCCAGACGTGCTGACGGTGCTGGTCGACTCTCCCGACCCTGGCAGCGCGCGCACGACGTGGGTATATGGGGTGGACGTCGAGGTGGTGCGGGATGGGGTGGGGCAGTATCACTTCTACATCACCCTGACCCGCTCTGGCAACTGGTTTTATCGCGTGGAGGCCACCGGAACGCGGGTGGTGGCGTCGGAAGGGACGCTGTTTGCTCAACGCTCGCACTTCTACCCGTAAAGCAAACGATCCCGGCTGCACTCCGAGATCGTTTACCCGCTGTCTTGCCCTGGTGGGCCTTGCACCCGCTTTGGCGGCCTGGGTTCCGCCGTTGAGCCTGTCACACAAAAGCAAGATTGGTCGATGTTCATACAAGCATTATACAACGTTTATCAGTGCTATGCAATTACTTTAGTAAGCGCATAGAACGGGCGAAAAACAGCCTGCGTTATAATGACGGTACAACTGCATAGCAAATCCAAATGAGCCTCTGCGCCAATCCTATTCCGGGATTGGCGCTTTTTGTTTGCGAGGTCAACATGACAAGTGAAATCGAGCGGGTAATTTTACGAGAGAGCGAGGCGGGTGAGCCGATCTTCGAGGCGGCGACGGTCAAGGCGCGGGTGAAGCGACTGAACCGCGAGATTGCCTCACTGCTGGCGGATAAGACCCTGCCGGAAGGACTGCGCAAGCAGGTCGAGACGGTGAGTGCGGCGCTGAAAAAGACCTGGGCCGAGCTGGAGAAAGAGGCCGGCGAGGAACAGGGTCACCGCGGCGTGGCGTCGAAAGAGGATGGGCTGGAAGAGGGCGATTACTACGACTTCTACGTCCCGACTGCCGTCACCAGCTTCGCGCAGCTCGACGCGGCCAACGCCGCGCGGGAAGTGGCGGAGAACATGCGCGTGCGCGTGATCCAGTTCCAGTCGATGCTGAACAACATCTTCTTCTGGTCGAGCGAGTCGGATATCCCCGACAAGATTGGGGCGGCAAGCTCGCTGTTCGATGAGTTCATCGGGGTGATGGGCGACGCGCTGGCCGGGAAGGACGAGGATGCGACCGTGGCCGGGGCGGAAAGCGCGCCTGCCGAGCCCGCGCCGCTGGCGGAGAGTTTTGCTCCGGCGATCGCGCTGGTCGAAGGCGACGGGGCGGCAAGCCCGCGCGGGCCGCTGGAGATGGACGTGCAGATCATCCAGCCTGGCTGGGGTAACGCGCGCGATAACCACTACTACCCGGCGGAGATGCTCAAGCGCGACGCGGCGGTCTTCGAGGGCGCGAAGATGTATGCCACCGACCACCGCGCGGACGAAAAGAGCGTGCGCACGGAGGTGTCGCAGATCAAGTCGATCACCGGGTTTACCGAGGCCGGCGCGCCGATCGCGCGGGTGGTGGTGTTCGACCCTGACTTTGCCGAGCAGGCGCGCAACCGGGCCAAGGCCGGGGTGCTGTCGAGCCTGGAATGCTCGATCCTGGCGGACGGGCGCGCGCGGCCTGGCTTCGAGCTGGACGGGCGCAAGGGCAAGGTGGTCGAGGCGATCACGGCAGTATCCAGCGTGGACTGGGTGACCAGGGCCGGGGCGGGCGGCAAGGCGCTGAGCCTGGCCGAATCGGCGAGCGGCAAGCCGGAAGGCGAGGCCGAAACCGGGGATACACCCGCGGCAGAGAGCGCGCCGGCGGCGCAGGTGACAATCCGCGAGGAGGACCAGCCGGAAGCTCCGGCGGAAGTCCCGGTAGAGACCCCCGCGGAAGAAGCGCCGGTGGAAACGCCGTCAGAGGAAGTCCCGGCGGAAACACCGGGGGCCGAGAGTGCCGCGCCTGACCCGGTTTACCTGGGTGAGGCGGAAGTGCGCGCGGCGCTGGCGAAGACGCGCCTGCCGGCAGAGTCGCTGCTGGCGCTGGCGTTTGGCAAGTGGGAAACAGCCGGAGCGCTAGAGGCGGCGATCGCCGCCGAGGTGAAGCGGCTGAAAGAAATCAGCGGTTCCGGGCGTCCGTTCGGTCTTGGCGAAAGCGCCGCCGCGCCCGATAGCACCCGTCCAGCCTCGCGATCGAAGATCGAAGAGACGATGGACAAAATCAACTCACGTTTTGGCATTGGGAGGTAAGAAATGACCGAGGCTATTCATAACGACTATGAGGTCTCCAGCGAGGGCGCGGTACGGCATTGGGAGATTCCTTATGCGCGGCTGACCGACGCTACTCCAACCATCACCAACCCGGCGAAGGTAATCGGCCGCGTGGCCGGTTCCGAGATCACCGGGACGATCCTGACCGTCGACGCGGGCCTGTCCGTGGCGGTGGTCGACTTCACCCCGAGCATGGTTTACCAGTTCACCGTCCGCAACGTGCTGACTTACAACGCCGGCGCGGAAAACACCTGGGGCGCGATCAACATCGGCGACCCGGTGTATTACGACGACTCGGCGACCATGCCGGTGGGCACCTATCTTTCGACCAGCCCGCTCAACAACCTGGGCACCGCCAACCCGCTGTTTGGGTGGGTTGTGCCGGCGTCGGACGCTGACATGGCGCTGTTCGCCAAAGGCGCGGCAGGCGTGGCTTCGACCCAGACCGCGGCTGTGATGCAGCGCGGCGCGTAATCGAAATCCTGAAACAGGGAGGATTCAAACAATGTATCAAGTAATGCAGTGGGTAAAAAGCATCGCTCTCGCGGAGAAGGGTTTCGATGAGAACCAGATCGAAGCCCTCGTCCGCGCCTCGGCTGTGCCGCAGTGGGCCGCCGAGAAGCTGGGCGAGTCCGGGCTGGCGCAAATCAATGCCATGACCGAGATTGGCAACTCTTACAAGCGTATGGACGTCGGCCAGTTCCGCGAGTCCATGACGGTCGCGCACTTCGACGCTTACTTCGCCGACGCCATCTCGCGGGCGTTCCTGCGCGACTACACCTACCAGGCTGGACAGTGGCAGGCCTACACCTTCGCCGATACTACCCCGGACTTCCGCGACGTTGACCGTCTCCGCATGACCGAACCCGGCACGCTCCACCGCCGGCGCGAGAAGGCGGAGGCCAAGGCGACGCACATCGCCGACTCGGTGGTCAACTACGGCGTGGAAGAGTTCGCACGGCAGTTCGACATTTCCTGGCGGGCGATTATGAACGACGACCTGGGCAAGATCCGCGAAACCCCGCGGCGCATGCTCAACGCCGCGCGGCGCTTCGAGGATGGGTTCGTTTCGGCGCTGTACGACAACGCCACCACCCAGGCGGCCCTGATCGCCCTGGGCGCGGCTTACGCCGGGACGGGCCGCCTGACCGCGGCCAACCTGGCGATCGGCTTGAACGCCATGCGCCAGCGCGTGGACGCCGCCGGCAACCCGATTCAGATCAGCGGCATCTGGCTGGTGATCCCGCCCATCCTGGAAATGCAGGCGCAGGTGATCTTGGGCTCGACGCTCATGGCGGGAGTGGCCACCAATGACAAGAACGTGCTGCCGAACTTCCTGCGCGGCTACAAAGTCGATCCCTACATCGCCACCGCCGCGCCCAACATCCCGTGGTACCTGGTCGCAGACCCGAGTGAGATCGGGGCCATCCCCGTGGCGCGGCTTGTCAGCTATAGCAACCCGCTTGTTGCAATGAGGCGCTCTAACATCGAGGTCGTCTCAGGTTCCGCGCCGGCGGCCTTCCTGATGGGCTCATTCGAGACCGGCGACATAGAATTTGTCGTAACTGACATTATCGGCGGGTGGGACGATGCGACCCTGGTGGGCGTGATCGACCCGAACGGGATCTACTACTCCAGCGGCACAACTCAGTAAAAGCGGGCTGCCGCATCCAATCGCAACCGTATTTAGGGGAGCAAAAACAAGATGACTGAC